TTTCTCACATATAAAGACGCCAATCAAACCTGGTGAGCAAGTATTTGTGATTTGGAATGGTAAAATTGGTTACTGGCTTTCAAGAAAGTCATCTGATCTTGTTGCAGAAGATGCCAATTACACACATAATGATAGGTCAATTTATGGTGTATCGTCAAAATCTTCTGATATGACTAAGCCTACCGAACTCAATCCTGCTAAGAGATTTCCTGACATGCTTAATGCAGGAATTTCTTACAGCCTGATCTGTGATAACTCGGATTCAATAGAGGCAGAATTTCAAGGTGAACCTGTGCCCAGGTATTCACCAATCAGCACAGATCTATCTTTGCAAGGATCTAATAACTCTTTGATTGTTCTCGGAAGTTCATCGACATTAGGCACAAAAGCAGCGTCATCGGGCATGATAGATTTGGTTGCAGGTCGAGGTCAAACATCTAACACATCTGCAAATCAGATATATACGAATGATAGAAGCTATCAAGAGATTGATAAAACATCTTATGGCAATCTACAGGAGGGAATTCTTGATCTTGCAAGTGACCTTTCTAGAGTTCATGTCACAATGAACATGAATCCTGACACTGCATTCTCACTAAAAATTGGCGAAGATCTAGGGTCTGGACCTACCATAGTTCAAAAATCAAACAAGATCAGAATAAATGCTAGAAATGATGTGAAGATTTCTACTGAAACTGATGCGGGTAATGTGGGAATTGTTCTAAATGGGACATCAATCGTTTCAACGAGCGGCACAGGATTGAATGCAACAAGTGTCTTAATCGAGTCCCAGCAAGGATTTCAAGCACTTCTTGCATCTTCACTTACAGAGATTTCAACGTTGCTTGCCTCATTTGGTCTTCCAACACCGAACACATTGAATTTGATCTCTCTGCTTCGGGCAAATAACTTTAGCTCAAAGATCTCAAAGAGTGACTAAGACAACCTCTGGGTAGTGAATTTCGACATAATTATTGTGGAATGGCAACAACAACACCCCAAAACACGAAACGAAACTTCAAAGGTGGAAGCGTCATCAATGAGAGAATTGAGACAGTTCCCTCTGTAGCATCTCCGCCTATTGGCATAAAAACTCCATTGAGAAAAGCCAATAGGCGTGGTCAACTATTTGACCAGCACTTTGACCTAGAGTCTGATTTAATCGACAACTTCAAGAATCTTTTGCTCACAAATTACGGAGAACGTCTGGTGTACCCGTCATTAGGCGCAAATCTGGTCAGCCTTTTCAATGAAAGGACCTCTTTAGAAGACTGGAATGAGAAGGCAACAAGCTCAATCGTGAATGTGACAAGAACATTCATGCCTCAAATAAGTATTGATAATATAGGGATCACAGAACTGCCTCCAATGAAGGATGGATTTTCTAGGATCAAGATATCTGTTAATTTCTCAATTCAAAGACTAGGAATTCAAGGTCGTCAAATAGACCTTAACATAACTAATGCGAGCTAAAAATGTCCACATCGAATGTTAAAAAAAATCTAGTCCAGAAAAAAGAGAGATCATACCTCAATCGCGATTTCAACTCATTCAAATCAGAACTCCTCAGGTATGCTAGAACTTATTTCCCAGATCAGATTCAAGATTTCAGTGACACATCTCTTGGTGGCATGTTCAATGACATGACGTCATATGTTGGTGACGTGATGTCGTTTTATCTGGATCACCAGTTTAATGAAATAAATCTAGAGACCGCTGTAGAGCCTAGAAACATAGAGCGTCACATAAGACTTTCAGGTGTCAAGATACAAGGCGCATCACCTGCAACATGTCAAGTTAGCTTCTATGTAAAGATAGAATCTGAACTAGCGTCAGGTATCTATCAACCTAAAAAGTCATACTTGCCGATCATAAAGGCAAGAACAAAGATCCAGTCGAGCAATGGAACAATATTTGAGCTGCTAGATGATCTAGATTTTTCTAAGGAATCTAATGGAGAATTAGTTGCAGATGTTAGCATTCTCACATCTGATAATGCAGGAAATCCCTTAACTTACTCACTGAAACTTAACGGGCTTTGCTCTTCTGGCGAGACGAATGAGGAAAAATTTGTCATTCCAAATTCATTCGTACCATTTAGGACTATAGCACTTTCAAAGAACAATGTTTCTGAGATCATTAGCGTCGTCGATACAGGATTAAATGAGTACTATGAGGTTGATTCTCTTTCTAGCGACGTTGTCTTCAAACGTGTCATAAACAGATCAGCCGATAGAGACGTAGTTCCTGATAACATGTATATTGTGCCTGCGCCTTACAGGTACACGACAAGGACGACACTTAACACGGCATTAACGACGCTTGTGTTTGGATCCGGTCGCGCTGACACACTTGATGACGATATTCTACCTGATCCGAGTGAGATTGCATTGCCACTCTACGGTGATAGAAAGACTTTCACTAAAGTTGCATTGGATCCTAATGCTCTACTTCAAACAAAGAGCTTAGGAGTATCTCCTGTCAACACAACATTGACCATTTTGTATCGATCTGGCGGAGGACTTACACACAACGTCTCAGCAAATTCAATACGCACAATTACGTCATTGATTACAAAATTTGGTGCATCTGTTCCCTCAACAAAGATAGCACAGATTCGATCATCAATTGAAGTTAAAAACGAAGCGTCTGCGACAGGGGGTGAGAATATTCCTTCTCTAAACGAATTTAGAAATATAGCGCTTAATTACAAGAATTCACAATCTAGAATAGTCACTCGACCAGATCTTATCGCAAGAGTTTACTCGATGCCTCCTAATTTTGGAAGAGTATTTAGAGTAGGTACTAGATCAAGTCCGACAAATCCTCTCGCTTCGTTGCTTTACATCGTGAGTAGAGATCAAGATGGCTATTTGATGATTTCTCCTGATTCTCTCAAAAGAAATTTATCAAAATATCTAAATGAATTTCGTTTAACATCTGATGCATATGACATCATAGATGCTTCTGTCATCAACTACCAATTTTCATATAACGTTGTCTTATCTGACAGCGTTGATTCAACAACGATTCTACAGACTATAAATGACAAGGTTGCATCATATTTATCAGTAATAAATTTCCAAATAGATCAACCTATCGTCATCGGCGATATTTTGAATCTCATTCTAAACCAGTTTGGTGTCATCTCGCTAGAGAAGTACAAATTCAATAGTAGAGTTGGATCTATAGACGGCAGGACTTACTCAGATGTGTCTTACAATTTGACTTTAAATACATCGCGTGGTCTTGTCTATCCACCAGCCGGAGGAATTTTTGAACTAAAGTATCCTGATTATGACATAACAGGAAATTCGGTGTAATCACATGTACAAGATTCTTCAAGCTGACAAAGACGCATACATCACAAATAAGATAGTGGGCCAGCTGCGAGTCACAGATGCGAATGTGGGTCAAGCTGGGTCTATTGACATATTCAAGCTGTATGATGAAAACACAATAACAGGTGAGACATACCCAATTGAGCTATCGCGAGGTCTGATCTACTTCAGCTTAGATGAGCTTCGAGCATTAACGGGATCAATTTTAGATATAAATGATTCATCTTTCAAGTGCTACTTGAAATTGTCAGATATCTATGGCGGCCAGACAACACCTTCAAATTTCACTCTCGCCGTGTTTCCTCTATCTAAGTCTTTTGATGAAGGGTCTGGGCGTGATGTTGTTAGATTTGAAGATTTAGACGTTTGTAATTTTGTGACAGCATCTAGCATAAGCACACCTGTCACATGGAGCGCGCAAGGTGCAAACGCAAGAGGTCTACTAGGAAGTAATAACATTGACATCATATCTTCTGGAAATTTAAATAATGGACTTGGAATAGTAGATCTGTACGTTACACAACAGTTTCCAACGGGTAAAGAAGATCTTGAGGTAGATGTCACAAAGATCATATCAGGAACACTCGCAGGTCTTATACCTGATTATGGAATGAGAATTTCATTTATTGAGGCTCAAGAAACAGACACAAAGACAAGATTTGTCAAGAGATTCGCGTCTAGAAACACGACAAACACGTCAAAGAGACCCAAGCTAATTGTGATATATGATGATTCTATTCAAGACGACCATGAAAGATTCATCTTCAATATATCAGGTTCATTGTTCTTAAATAATTTTACGAGAGGATATGCATCTAACATATTGTCAGGTGCAGCAGCAACACCTGTAACAGGTCCAAGTTGCATGTATCTGAATATTTTCTCAGGATCGTTCAACTCTTTATACGATGTCTCGCAGCTTAAGATAGGTGGAAACCTTCAGACCGGTCTATACACATCTTCTTTTGCTGTTAGCTCATTCAACACACACCTGTCGGGTGCAGCAGGAACGTCAGGATCGATCACGTTCAATGAAGTTTGGAAATCTAGAGATCTTAGTGTCGCATTTTACTCAGGCACACTTGAGATCGGATCCGCTGCTAGAACAGCATTTGTTCAAACGCCGCAGAGATACTTCATAAACATTACAAACATGAGATCGTCATACAAGGAGACTGAATCTTATCGATTTAGATTGTTTATTGAAGATTTTAATGAAACAATCGTCTACTCAAAATTACCATTAGAAAATACGGGAATCATTGTTGACAAATGTTTCTACAGAATTAGAGACTTCGAAAGTGATGAGATCATCGTACCATTTCACGACGTTGGAACGCTGACATCAAATGATGCGACATCGCATTACTTTGATTTCTACATGACATCACTTCCAAAGGGAAGAACGTATACATTTGATTTCAAAATAGTCAACAACGGTCTTGAAATAGTCATTAATGATGTTGCAGCTAAATTTAGAGTCGAATAAAAATGAGATCCAAGACAGGAATTAGACCCAGCTTCAAATCAACAAATAACGTAGTTGATGCTATGAAGAGGAGGAATGTCTTCAAGAATGTCAAAAATTCAGATAATAAATACAAAAATACTGTAAACACGGCATCCTTTAGACACGATCCTGACGGTTCTGGTTTAAAGTCAACACAAGAACTTCCAATTGATTTTTCAAGTTTTGAAAATCACACATTCTTCAACTCAGCAAGGTCTAAGGTCGACTGTGCATTTGACACAATCGTCAATGAATTTCCTTACGAAGGAAGTCGTGCCGACATAGAGCTTTTCCTCGATCTTCTCACGGGTTTTGAAAAATACGTTTATGACAGATTCCCAAAAAACGTAGGCTATCTCCATTTCTCAGGAACAAGCGCATCAGTGACCTCAGGAGGAACTTACATCGAGGTAAAAGATTCAAAATCATCTAATTTCCCTTCACTCAACAAGATTGACTATGGTAAAGCTGTACTAGATCCAGGTACTTCTCCATTTTCAATTGAAATGCAAATTAACATTCCTGGAGCGCAGAACGACAATCAAGTCATAGCACAAAGAATGTCTATGACATCAGGAATGACACTTGCACTTTCTAGATCAATTAGCACTACATCTTGCAATCTCATTTTCCTCATCTCTTCGGCATCAGAATCTTACGTCGTAGCGTCTGGATCAGTTGATAAGGGACGATGGTTGCACATTAGCGCTCAGCTTGAGTCTAGTGGAAGCGGTAAGAAGTCAGTCATATATGTTGACCAGAAGCCGCTGTATGAATCAGTTGACATACAAGACTTTGATAATTTATTTTTTAGCGGAAAGTCACTTTTCATCGGATCAGGATCATCACACAGCATCCTAGACTATTCGTTCACACCTAAGCAAACACTTTCAGCATCACTCGATGAAATCAGACTTTTCAATACAAGACGAACGATTGATCAGCTTAAGGCGTATTCAAAGCGTGAGATTTATCAAGACCAAGAAGGACTTGTGCTTTACGTGAAGTTTAATGAACCAACAGGTTCATATTCAGGCAATGATGTTGTGCTAGATTCATCAGGAAATCAGCTTCACTCTTACATCACTAATTTCAATCAAAATTTGAGATTTTCTGGGTTATTAGGCCCACTGGTCTATGAGAACACTTACTATTCTCCTGTTCTTTTTGCTGATCATCCTGATGTATCTTCTTTGAACTCAAGCCTCTTGCTTGATGCAAGATCTTACGATGATGAAAATCCCAACTTCATTCTCAAACTAATTCCAAAGCACTATCTGACACAAGGCGCGCAAGTATCAGGATTTCAAGAAATAGACCAGAATCTTGGTGATGAATACACAGCGATTTCAATTCCGGGCACAGGAAATCTAAAAAAACCTCAATTGTTAGTGTCATTTTTATTGACCTACGCAAAGTTTTTTGATGAGATCAAGATGTTTTTAGATTACTTCTCACATGTGAACTATGTTGAGCTTGATGATTCTGAATCAGCAATAGACAAGTTTCTTCCTTTTGTTGCGCAATATTACGGTCTTGAACTACCAAATTTCTTTTCAAATACAACACCT